ACTGCGATTAACTCAATAACAATAACTCCAGGTGGCGGTACTTCAATTTTACAATACTCACAAGCCGCACTTTATGGAATTAAAGGGTAATTAAATGGCAACCTCAACATACACTCCCATAGCCACGCAAACACTTGGCTCAGCAACAGCCTCAGTTACTTTCTCTAGCATTTCAAGTATTTACACGGATTTAGTGTTAGTGTGCAATCATCGCGGAGTTAGTGGTTCTTCTGGAAACGGATTATATGTAACGCTTAATAGCGATGTTGGCGCAAATTATTCTGATACTGGTTTGACGGGAAATGGCTCTTCTGCTAGTAGTGCTAGGGATAGTAGCCTTACTGCTTATTATGTCGGTGCAGGTTCAATTGCCACCGAATATACCAACACTAATATAAATTTTATGAATTATGCTAATACAACAACATACAAAACAATGCTTGCCCGAACAAATGATGCTCTTCTTCAAACAAGAGCAAATGTTGGATTGTGGCGTAACACATCTGCTATTAACTCAATTTTAGTATCATATTATGGATACAATTTTGATGCTGGTTGTACTTTTTCACTTTATGGGATTAAGGCGGCATAATGACTACTAATACAATGACTAAACTTCAAACCGTAACTGTTGGTGCTGGCGGTGTATCGTCTGTTACGTTTTCTAATATTCCACAAACATATACAGATTTAATTATTAAAGCGTCTGTTCGCGGAAATCAAGGCGGTGTAATTTATACCGCTTATAGAACAACTCCTAATTCTTCAACGTATGGATTTACATAATTATATTTACAAGGTGATGGAGCCAGCGCTAGTAGTAGTAGTAGTAATTCAGACCCATTTTGGTTTTCAAATCTAGGTTCGGGAGCAACTTCAACCGCTAATACATTTAGCAATAACGAAGTTTACATTCCAAATTATGTTTCTAATGTTTTATATAAAACGGCAAGTTCTGATTATACAGATGAAAATAACACTACTACCGCATACGTTGGATTTATAGCAGGTTTGTTTAGTAATACAAGTCCAATTACATCAATTACAATGGTTCCACCACCATCAGGATATTCATTTTTACAATATTCAACTTTTACTTTATACGGCGTATTTAATCAAGATGTGTCTAGCGCTCCAAGTGCGCCAACGATCGGAACTGCTACTGATGCGGGAACTAATGATTCTGCTTCAATTACATTTACTGGCGTAAGCGGAGCGGCAAGTTATACAATGACTTCATCGCCAAGTTCAATAACCGCAACGGGAACAACAAGTCCAATTGTGGTATCAGGGTTATCTCTTGGAAGTTCTTATACTTTTTCTTGCACAGCAACTAACCCGCTTGGAATTAGCGGAAGTAGTGCAGCCAGCAATTCTGTAACAATTGCATCTGTTCCTTCTTACGAATTGATTACTACTGCAAACCTTACTGGCACACAAACTACTATAAATAATTTACCAATTAGCGGTTACAAACACTTACAAATATTTGTTATGGGGCAACACAATTATACAAATTATTCAGGACCGCTTGGTATTCAATTTAATTATGATACTAATTCTACTTATACTTATCATCAAATTCTTTCCGATTATAGTCAAACGGCTCCAATTGTTTATCAAACTTCCGCAGGATCACAATTTAGACCTGGAGATATTAACGGAACTTACGAGTCAGGATATTGGGGTACTTACACAATAGATATTCTTGATTACTTAAATCCTAATAAATATAAATCTATTTTTTCCAATGGCGGTTGCGGTAATTTAACTTATCCGCGTAATTATTTAGCAAGTGGGTCTTGGTTAAATTCTGCACCAATTAACGCAATTACATTTATTGCCGCTGGCAATAGTTTTGTTAGTGGTTCGCAAGTATCTATTTACGGAGTGAGATAATGGCTGCTACATATACACCGATTGCGACTAATACGCTTTCAAGCAATGTTACAAGTCTTATATTTACTGGTATATCAGGTAGTTATACTCATTTGGTTCTTGCTTGTAATTTTAAGTCACTTGGTGCTGGTTATGGACTTGGCATTGCAATTAACGAAACTTCATTAACTGCCTATAATTATATGTTTCAATACCTTATGGGACCAGGAAGCGGTGCTGGATTTGGTTACGGAGTCGCTGGTAATGCCCAAGCAGCGTGGGGAACGATGTATAACGGCGCAGCAACGGGAAGTTTTGACGCAACGGGTATTATTCAATTTCCTTTTTACGCTAACGCTTCTTATGTGAAATCAATAAATTATCGAACAGGCAGTTCTGATTATTACGAAGCAACAAGTGGCTGGGGTACAAAAAATAATACTGCTGCCATTACTAGCATTAGAATTTCTCCTGATGCTTGGGGTACTCGTACAAGTTTTGCAACAGGTTCTACATTTACTTTATATGGGGTGGCATAATGGCAACTTATTATAAGATCGCTAGTTATACAGCGGGGGCAAGCGAAGGGGCAAGCATTACCCTTTCCAGTATTCCTGGCACCTATACAGATTTACTGTTAAAAATAAGCGCAAAAGATAAATATACTGGCGCTAATTATGCGGCTTTATCTTGTCGTTTTAATGCTGATACTGGGGCTAATTATCAATATCGCCGTATGTTTAATTCTCAAGGTTCTTCTGCATCTGATTCATCAAGTTCTCAAACCAGTTGTAATCTTGGGTACATACCAACGGCTGACCTTACTAATCAATTTGGTATATGCAATGTTTATATGCCCAATTACACTTGGAGTAATCCTAAAATTCAAAGCATTGACAATGCGCAAGAAGGCGCTCAAGCCACTACTGGCATATTTAGCCCTTTAATGGCTTCTAATTATTGGAGTGGTACGGCAGCCATTACATCCATTACAATTACTTGTGGTGGTACGGCGTTTGCGCAATATTCATTATTTGACCTATACGGAATCAAATCAACATAACAAGGAGAAATAAATGACAGAACAACTTATGGCTGTAGAAGTAAACTGCGCTACAGGCGAAGTAATAGAGCGACCATTAACAGTGGCAGAAATCGCTCAGCGCGACCAAGATGCTGCAGCATTTGCTACCGCAGAAGCCGAGCGAGTAGCCGCGGCTGAAGCATTGGCAACTTTAAAAGCATCTGCCCGCGCAAAGCTTGTGGCAGGTACACCCTTGACCGAGGAAGAAGCTGCAACTCTCGTAATTTAATCGTATGTAGGCACACTTTCTGGTGGTATTCTTGATAAGGTATGACCATGAAAGTTGCCGCATATGCCATCTCGTTAAACGAGGAAAAGCATGCTGCCCGCTGGGCTGAAACCACCAAGGACGCAGACTTCCGCCTTGTGTGTGACACCGGATCCACGGACCGCACGGTAGAGATCTTGCGTGAGCACGGAGTCATAGTTCATGAAATTAGCGTCAATCCTTGGCGCTTTGACGTTGCACGCAACACCGCACAAAGTTTATTACCTAATGATATAGATGTGTGTTTAAGTCTAGACATGGACGAGCTTGTAGATGAAAACTTCTTTGAGGAAGTTAAGAAGCAGTGGGTAGACGGAGCTACAAAAGGCTGGTGTGAGTTTGACACCGGACACGTTTGGTGGGGTTGCCGTCTTCACTCGCGACACAAGATGTATTGGAAATATCCAATTCACGAGGTTTTTGTTCCGTCACTTGATACAGAAAATATTAGCTGCCAAATTCACGGAGTTAAGATGTATCACGAGCCTGACAACACGAAATCGCGCGGACAGTACCTACCTATGCTTGTTGCCGCATCAAAGGAGTTTGGAGAAGATCATCGCATCTGGGTTTATTTATGTCGCGAGTACTACTTCTATAAGCAGTGGGATCTTGTTATCAGCGCGGCTGAAAAGGTAACCGAGTTTAGCAAAGACTGGTACATCGAGCGCGCCGCGGTATGTCGTTGGGCCGCGGAGGCTTCACGCAATATCGGTAAAAAAGAAGAGGCTCACGTTTGGGCAGACAAGGCAATCGAAATTGATCCTTGCGGAGAAAATTACTATGAGAAAGTACGTTGCTACTATGAAGACGGCGACTGGGGTGGAGTCTGGGAGACATGTAAGCTTGTTGCCGCATGCGTAAAGACAGATCACTATCTTTCATCCGAGGCTTTATGGCGTTGGCAGCTCGATGATATGCGCGGACTATCCGCACACTACCTAGGTGATAGAGATAAGGCTGTACAATATGGCGAGGCTGCACTTGCCGGAAATCCCGACGATGAACGCCTAAAAACAAACCTAAGATTTTATCGAGCAGGAATCGAGGCACAACTAAATGGAACAGCCTGATGTATTTGTTGCACTTCTTGTAAAGCAAAAGGAAGCCGTGCTTCCTCTATTTCTTGAATCGCTTGAGGCTTGGGACTACCCTAAGGAAAAACTATTTCTTTATATCCGCACAAATAACAACACCGACAATACCCTGCAGATTCTAAATGACTGGGTAGAAAAGAACGGGCATTTATACAAGGGATATAAATATGAGACCGAAAACGTCGATCAGGCTGTCGAGCGTTTTAAGCAGCACGAGTGGAATGGCGAAAGATTTAGGGTTCTTGCAAAAATTCGTCAACAAAGTTTTAACGAGTGTCTTGATACTGACTGCCAGTACTACTTTGTGGTTGACGTTGATAACTTTATCTTTCCGGAGACACTTAACGAGCTTATTAAGTTAGACCTGCCTATCGTAGCTCCGTTTATTCGCTACGCGGTTGCGTTTGGCGATAACGTAGACGACGAGGAAACTGCAAAGGAACGCGAAGGACACCTTGGACAGTATTACGCTAACTACCATCACATCGTAGATGACTACGGCTCAATCGTGGCAAACGATGCTTACTACCAGGTATTAGAGCAAAAGGTTAAGGGACTTATCGAGTGCATGTGCGTTCACTGCACATATTTAATTAAGCGCGAGCATCTTTCAAAGCTTTCATACCTAGAGGATTCTGATCGCTGGGAGTATATGGTGTTCTCGAACTCCGCGCGCGATAAAAATATTAAACAGTATCTAGATAACAGAACTATCTATGGTATCCTTACGCTGTCAGAAAACGCAGGCGCATCACGCTGGTGGTATGAGTATCTAAAGGATAAAGAAGATAGAGCCGCGGCGTATAAAGATCGCTGGCTACAGTAGCGGTTTTTCCTTCTTAGGCTTCTTTTTCTTTTCCTTATCGCGCTCGCTCTTTGCTAGTTTCTCTTCGCGCTGAATATGATACGCATCAACCGCGTTCGCGCTTGTTCGTGAGCGCCAGGTAAAGTCACAAGCCTCGCATTGAACAAGACGCATGGTTGCCCATCGGCCTCCACCTGGAACATCTACCACTAATGTCTTAAGTTTATTTGGTCGCGCGTTGCAATAAGGACACTGTGGAAAACGTTGACGACGTGATTCTTGTCCATTCCACGATACAGAAAGTGTACGACGAATTTCTCCCTCGTCTTTTCCTCCCCAGATTCCCCAGATCTGCTTGTGCTCTAACGCCCACTTTAAACATTCTTTTCTTACAGGACACGAGAAGCAAAGATTCTTTGCCTGGTATTTTTCTGCAGGCTCGGATGAAAAGAAGAAATCTCTAAAATCCTCGTTTACCTGTTGTCCGCATGCGGAATCTTTTTGCCAACTAAGATCTAGTGATCCGCTCATTCTGCGATTACCTCGACCCATGTGACAGGAGTCAAGCCATCTACGCTGTCGCCTTCGCGTGTTTCACCGTCTTCATCGCACGCGGTTAATTCGTTATCACCGTCTACTTCTCCCGCGTAACCGTAGTTAATCAACGCGGAGTCAAGGTACTTAAATCCGTTGCCTAATGATACGGATATACCGTCGCGTTGTAGTGCAGACGCGAGTGCACGACGAATAAGCTCGTTCTCTAGATCTATATGATCCTCTGTGAAGAAGGTAACCGAATGGTCGTGAAGAGGCTCGTAGCCTTCACCCGTCCATTCCTTCCACAAAAGCTCACCTATACGTGAGTCTTTCACAATTCCCCTTAGCGCTATCGTCGTTAAGGGAATATTACACTGAAAGGTGGATCTTCGCGCGGATAAACGCAGATTATTTTAGAACAATAAATTACCTCAGGTCAGGCGTAAAAGTGTCTCTAAGCGTCACCGAGCAACGCCTACATGTTGTTGTAGGTGCCGAGCTGGAGTACACCGTTGACGTCAGGCCATAGGTATTGGTAGTACTCGGGACGATAGCCTTTATCCTCTGGCCAGCCAAATTGCGAGTACCACTCGTACTCCTTGCGTAGTAAAGCAATGCGGTGGGTAGACGCGATTTGCTCGTACGTGTCCTTATCTTTAAACCAGTAAGGGAATGTTAACTCGTCGCTGATGCGGCCTAGCTCAAGCGCGCGGACTAGCGTTCCTTGAATCTTAGGAATCATCGTAGATTTGTAACCGCGCTTAAGCCACTCGTCACACATGGTAGTTGCGTATAAGGATAAAGCTTTCTCGTGGCCTTCCCACATCTTTGCCGCAGGGTGATTACGCCAACCCTTAGGGTCACGGTGCTCTCCTTGTGGATTGAGCGAGGTAAGTACAAGCATAAGCTGCCATGCCTCAAGGACCTGCTTGTTAAGGCGCTTGTTATCTAGCTCCTGGGCAATGCGCTCAAAGGAGTCGGTGTGAGGTACAAAGGTTTGCATGTATTCGTCCGTTCGTCATTTTAGTAAATTATAACAGGAACTACAGCTCGTCGGGCGTAGGCTCCTCGCGTATAGCTTCTTCCTCTAACTCGTCTAACTCTGCGTCTTCCCCGTCTAGCTCGATGGAAGAGATGTAGATACCTACCACGGTCAATCTTCCACACACATAGCAATCCGACACCGCACCTGGAGATAATTCAATTGGAACCGTAACGCTTATCAGACGGGTAATGATGTTGCCGCTGATGTCTACGCTATCAGCTTCCCATAGACTGTTTTCATCTATCCAGCATCTTTCACAGATCGGCACGAGACTGTCATCGTACGTGCGGATATGCTTCATTCGCTAACGGTCTCCATAGGGCTACTGTACCACTTTTTCTTAGCGTAGTGTCTGGAGAATCCCTTATCCGCGTCGATAAGATATTCTCGATCTCCGATTAACTCTGCGTCTGGTCCTTGCGGGTTGCCGTCAAGTGAATCCTTAAGAGCCTTACCAATCCAGTTTGCAGCCTGCACAGGGACAGCCTTGCCCCATACCGCCGCAAGGTGTGAGTAGTCGCGTGAACTTTCAATATTCCAATCATCAGGAAGACCTTGCATGCGAGCAGATTCTCTGTGTGTAATAAGTCGCGGCTGCGTTGGGTGAACAACGTGATCTAGTGCGGAGCCGGTTAATACGTTGCACCAGTGATCAGTTTTCCATCTATACGGTTGTGAAAACCCTAACTTAAAATCTTTACGAATAACGCGAGGCGAGATGTCTATCCATTTTTGAGGGAACTTACCGTCGTTTAAGTCTACGGCTTTCTTAAGCGCGCCACCTGTGTCGCCGTTTCCTTCCCAGCCTTCATTGCCGATGATGCTAAAGATCTCTTCAATGCGTTGCGCGTGGATGTTTGATTTACCGATGTGTCCGTCAACCATGTTGTTTTTTGTGCGTAGGTGCTTGACGTACTTTGACGGAGATGGCGCGGTGTACTTTTGCTTGTTCCATGTCTGAGGCATCTCTGCAAGATCACCGATGATGTCCATGATACGTGGAAGTTGTTTTGGCTCGGTAATCGGTGTTGAAAACTTAAGACCAGATTCAACCGCAACCCAGAAGTAGCGTGGGCGATACGAAAATCCACCAACCTGTAGGTTGTTTTCCTTAACATGATACAGATCATATTTTTTACCGGAGACCTGCTCGACCATATCGCGATACTTAACCATTACGTCGCGTCCCTGTGTGTATGCCTGCTGGACGCACTCAAAAACAATAGCGCGTGGTTTTACTCGTCCTGCGTATTTCATAAAGGCTACGGTGTGCTCGTGCGCCTTAGAGTCAGGTCCACGGTTAGCAGGGCCAGACCATACAGACCAACCAGAGCAAGGAGGACAGCCCATAACTACGTCTGCCTTTTGTACTCGCCATTCGTTAGGATCATCTGAAAACTCCGCAGTCCAGTCATCTCCAAGAAGATGACGGTTGTTTTCTGCAACGACGTTTCCAAAGTTTAGTGTGCCTGTGCGCTGAATCATCTTCATGTCATTTTGCACGAAGCCAAGACTCATGAACGCGGCAAGCCCGTTGCAGTCAATAAAGGTATGCTGTGACAAGGCAATAACCCTTCGTAGTTCCTAGGGTAGGACCTTATACCGACTTACCATTTACCGCGCGCTATCTACGCAGAAATATTGGCATTCTTTTCTAGCTCGAGCATACCTACCTCGTAGCCACAACCTGCGTATCCCGCGATGTCAATCCAGGTATCTCCCTGGAACCCAGACTTATTCGCGTAACGCGCAACCTTTAACCCGACCATCATCATCGCGACATCTTCATTAGATATCTCGACACCGAGGATCATTGACCATACCTTTGAGATACGGGCAAAGTTTTCCTCAGGACCTCCGTATTGCGTGTCCCTGTCGCCTGTGATGATCTTTGCGGCCTCGCGTAAAGCCTCAACACGATACTGAACTACCGCTTCATTCTCTGTCATTTATCTTCTACCTTCGTGCGAATAGTGATGATTCCTGTAAGTACGTTTCCTT